GGTAACTCTGTTGCTATTCCTGTCTGGAAAGGGGAGAAGGTAGAGGAAATAGATAGTTTTACCTTTGTTAGTGATGAAGATTACTTAAGAAAAGGATTTTACATTGATACTCGGGATAGCAACCCCGTAAAAAGTTCTGATTTTAACGAATCAGGAGCACAAAATGGACCAGAAACTACTTAGAGAGATCTCAAATGATGATCTAAACCCCAAAAAACACGATTTTTCTCATCAAAACGAAATTCACTCAAAAATTCGCAATGATGAAGACTATGATGATTGGGAATATGGCACTGAACCACTCTATGAGTCAAAAAACCCGAATAAATAATACAGATTTTGTACTTTTTATGCCGTTAGAGCGGGTCAGCAAAGGATTTAAAGACCTGAGTATGACCTTTCAGGTCAATCCACTCAATTATGACCTTATTGCACTCAAAAATGAGACTGCTATTTCTCGCTCTATTCGAAATTTAGTATTAACTTATCCTGGAGAACGTTTTTTTAACGAAAATTTAGGTTCAAAAGTAAGTCGTTCTCTTTTTGAAAACATTGATGCTATCTCTGCATCTGTAATCAAAGATGAAATTGAAAGTACTATTAGAAATTATGAGCCAAGAGTGAACTTAATCTCGGTAGATGTTGCACCAAATTATGATGAAGGCGAATTTAACGTAACTATAAACTATAGAATTGTAGGTATTGATGTTTTACCTCAACAGTTATCATTTGCACTCCAGCCAACACGATAAATGGCACTAGTTAATTTTACTAATTTAGACTTCGATCAAATAAAAAGTTCAATTCGCGAGTATCTAAGAGCGAATTCAAACTTTACTGACTATGATTTTGAAGGATCAAATCTTTCAACTTTAGTCGATGTCTTAGCATATAATACGTACATTTCCTCATATAATGCTAACATGATTAGCAATGAGGTCTTTATTGATGGTGCAACACTTAGAGAAAATGTAGTTTCTCTTGCAAGAAACATTGGTTATGTTCCATACTCTCGTTCAGCGTCAAAAGCAAATATTTCTTTCTTTGTAGATACAACAACATTTAGTACAAATCCACTCACATTGACACTAAAGAGTGGTGTTGTTTTCACATCAAATAGTTCTTTTGGAGATCAAAGTTATTCTTTTATAATTCCACAGGATATTACTGTTCCAGTAGTTAATGGAATTGCATTATTTGAAAATATTAATACTTATGAGGGATCATACATTGTTAATAATTTTACAGTTGATGCAAATAATCCAAATCAAAAATTTATTTTAGATAATGCGAATATTGATGTAGACTCAATCAGTGTATTTGTAAGAGATACTCAAGGAAGTACCGTTAAAAGAGCATATAAGTTATCAAGAAATCTTTTTGATGTTAATTCTGAATCAAGAGTTTTCTTTATTCAAGAAATAGAAGATCAAAGATATGAGTTAATTTTTGGTGATGGTATATTTGGCAATAAACTTTCAAACTTAAACTATATTGAAGTTTCCTACAATGTTACTAATGGAGAAAACGGAAATGGAGTTTCATCGTTTAACTTCAATGGACGTATTGTAGATAATAACAATAGAGTAGTTACAAATGGTATTTCTCTAGTTACAACAAACTCTCCATCGCAAAATGGAAGAGAGATTGAATCTGTTGAATCTATCAAGAAATATGCACCTAGAAAATATGCCGCACAAAATCGTGCAGTAACTGCAACAGACTACGAAACTATCATTCCAACGATTTATCCAGAAGCAGAATCAATATCTGTCTTCGGTGGAGAGGATTTAACTCCTCCACAATATGGAAGAGTTTTTATTAGCATAAAACCTATTAATGGTCCATTTGTTTCTAATCAAGTTAAGGATAATCTTGAAAGAGATTTAAGGAGATATGCAGTTGCAGGTATAGTACCTGAAATTATTGATCTAAAATACCTTTATCTAGAAACAGATACAACTGCGTATTATAATTCAAATGCAACAAATGATGCAAATTTCTTAAAAGATACTATCTTTAGTAACATCAGAAATTATGCAAACTCAAAAGAACTAAACAAATATGGTGCAAGATTTAAGTATAGCAAATATCTTAAAATAATTGATGATTCAGATTCTGCTGTTACATCTAACATCACTAAAGTTGTAATGAGACGTGATTTAAGAGCAGAACTTAATAAATTTGCTGATTATGAAATTTGTTATGGAAATGAATTTCATATCAAAAGTATGGGTGGATATAATATAAAGTCTTCTGGATTTAAAATTGCTGGAATAAATGATACCGTTTATATGGCAGATCTTCCAGATTCAGATGGACTAACTGGAAATGTATTTTTCTTTAAATTGCAATCTGCAACACAACCTATAGTTGTTAGAAAAAATGCAGGTAGGATTGATTATGTAAAGGGAGAAATAAGATTGTTTCCAGTAAACATAACTTCAACTTCAAAAACTTCATTTTCACAACCAATTATTCAAATTTCAGTTGTTCCAAAGTCCAATGACGTGATTGGATTACAGGATTTGTATTTGCAACTAGATATTAATAACAGTACATTAAATATGTTATCTGATGAAATTTCTTCTGGTTCAGATCTATCTGGATCATCATATAAGGTTACATCAAGCTACACTAACGGAGACCTCGTAAGAATATAATAAAATGACAGAAACCAGAATTAAAATCAGTTCCATCATTGAAAATCAACTACCTCAGTTTGTTTTAGAAGAATTTCCACTTGTTTCAGAGTTTTTATCTCAGTACTATATCTCCTTGGAGAATCAAGGAGGAACAAGCGACATACTTCAAAATATTGATCAATATGTTAAGGTTGATCATTTAACTAATTTAATTGAATCAACTATATTATCTACTGATGTAACTTTTTTTGATACTACAATTAACGTTGTTTCTACTGCAGGATTTCCAGATTCTTATGGTCTTTTATTGATTGATTCTGAAATTATCACATATACCTCAAAAACCTCTACGACTTTTGAGGGATGTGTGCGTGGATTTAGTGGTGTAACTTCGTATAAAACAAAAGATCAATTAACTTTTAAAGAGACTGAGGCGCAAGAGCACCGTACAGCAGCGACTGTATCTAACTTGAGCATCCTTTTTCTAAAAGAGTTTTTAATTAAAGTTAAAAAGCAAGTAACTCCTGGATTTGAAGAAAGAGAACTATATTCAGAATTAGATGAAAGACTTTTTATTAAGCAGTCTATAGACTTTTACTCATCTAAAGGAACTGATAATTCTTTCAAAATTTTATTTGGTGCTCTATATGGACAAAATGTAGAAGTTATTAGACCTAGAGATTATCTAATTCAACCTTCTGATGCACAATATAGAATTACTTCCGACTTAGTTGTAGAAACAATCGAAGGTAATCCCGAAGATTTAATTAATGAAACTCTCTATCAGGAAGAAACAGAACACACTAATGCAGCTCAAGGAACTGTAACCAAGGTAGAAAAAATCAGAAGAGGTGATAAAGATTATTATGTTATTAGTTTAGATTCTGATTATGATAAAGACATCTTACCAGTTGGAACAGTTTATGGTAAGTTTAAGATTCATCCAAAAACAAAGACTGTATCATCAGTAATTTCTGGCGCAACAACACTAGAAGTAGATTCTACTGTAGCATTTCCTAATGCTAATGGAACTTTAACTATTGATCTCGAAAATAAAACTTCATTAACAATCACTTATACTTCAAAAACATTAAATCAATTTCTTGGATGTACTGGAATAACACAGGATATTCCAGCAGCAACTGAAGTTAAAACTAATTCTTTTGCATCATCAAGAGATAAAAAAGTAAAAATTAGAATTCTTGGTGTTCTATCAGATCTTGAAATTCCAAATAACACTCGTTTTTATTCAAAGGGTGATACTGTTAGAATAAAAACTTTAGGTATTGATTTAAAGGATCCAAAATCTAATAATTGGTTTTTTAATATTCCAACAAAATATGATGTAAATTTTGTTCAACTTTTAGACAGTGCTGATAAATCATACAAAATTCACACATATGATGTGCATTCATTTAAAGTTGGAGACTCTGTTTCATTATTATCTTCCTCAGGAGTTACGTACACAGGTAATGTAGTTTCATTTAGTAATGAAACATCGTTTGTTGTTCAACTTGGTTCTGAAGTCAATTTACTTGATACAGACCAAACTTATGTTGCAAATAAAGTCTTATTAAAGGTAGTAGCAGAAAATTATCCGATTGTAAATCAATATACATCAAATGTTCAGAATGTATATTCTGACGGAGAATCTTTATATATTTCTTCTCCATCACTTCCTTCTTATTTAAATAGACCGTTAAAAATTAATGATAGATCTGTTGTTTTTAGTGGTTCATTTAGTGGAACAACTTTAAATATAGGTAGACATGGTTTTTATACTGGAGACTCTATAGTATACAAACCATCAGCAACTAATTCTTTAGGAATTACTACTGGTGTTTACTTTATTAAAAAAATAAGTGATACTGAAGTTAAGTTAGCAAGAAGTAGAACAAATATCTTTACTGAAAATTTTGTAAGTGTAGATGGTACAGTTACTGCTGCTCAATTTGAACTTACTGATTTTACTTATAGAGATTTAAGAACTCAACTGTTAGAATCTCAAAAGTTAATCAGAAAAATTTCCGAACCAGAAATTGATGGTAGTGTTTATGAAACAAAACCAGGATTAACTGGTATTTTTATTAATGGCACAGAAAACTTAAATTATAAATCAAAAGATAATGTTTACTATGGTCCTATTGAAAATATTGCTCCAGCGGCACCTGGAACTGGATATGATGTTATTAATCCACCAATCTTAACCATTACAGATCCAAATGGTTTTGGTGCAAGTGGATATTGCTCTATTATTGGTGGATTAGAAAGAATTGATATCGTAGATCCAGGATTTGATTATGTAGATGAACCAAAAATTGATATCACTGGAGGTAATGGAACTGGTGCTTCTGCAAAGGCAAGTTTAATAAGTTTTGATCATAGCGTATCTTTTAATTCAATATCTGCTGCTGGACTAGTAAAACTGAATCCAACAAATACAATTGGATTTTCAAGTTATCATAAGTTTAGAGATGCTGAAGAAGTTGTTTATATAACAGATACTCAAACAGCAGTTGGTGGACTATCAACTAACTCAACTTATTTTGTTTCCGTTCAAAATGCAACAGATGTAAAACTCCACAAATCATTTATAGATGCGGTTGCAGGAATTAACACAATTCAATTAACTTCTTATGGAGTTGGAAATCACTCATTTAAATCCAAAAATAAAAAGAAGCAAATTGGATCAATCACTATAGAAAATAGTGGAGTAAATTATCAAAACAAGTTAGTTACGACAGGTATAAGTGGTATTAATACTGCTTCAAATTCCATCAATATTTACAATCATGGATATAATACTGGAGAAGTTATTGTATATAATGCAACTGAAAACGTAATAGGAGGACTATCATCTGCAACTTCTTACTATGTGACTAAGATTGATGATAGTCAGTTTAAATTATCACAAATTGGAATTGGAACAATTGGTATCACCACTTCATTATACTTTGATACTAAACAGTATGTCAATTTAACTTCTGTTGGTAGTGGAATTCATAAGTTTAACTATCCAGAAATTAAAGTTTCTGTCAGAGGTAGGATTGGTGTTTCGACACTTACTGGACAAGATTTCAGTGCTGTTGTTCAACCAATTTTTAGAGGTGGTGTCCAATCTGTTTTTGTTAATTCAGGTGGTTCAGAATATGGATCCGAAGATGTAATCAATCATAATAGACAACCACTTTTTGAATTAAATTCAGGATCAGGTATTGAACTCACACCAATCGTTTCAAATGGCCAGATCGTCGATGTTTTAGTCAATAGTTCTGGTAGTGGATATAATTCTCCACCAAACCTAAAAGTAAATGGAAGTGGAGTGGGTGCTCTATTAACTCCAGTATTATCAAATGGAACTTTAGTTGAAGTAAAAGTTATCTATGGTGGAATTGGATATGAGCAAGCAAATACTTCAATTACTGTAACTCCTGCAGGATTTGGTGCAAAATTTGAAGCACAGATTAAGTCTTGGAAGATAAATTTGGTACAAAGACTATTAGAGAATTCTCAAATACAAGAGGATGATGGTATTTTAGATACTGGATTAAATGTTAATTATGGTCTTCAATACACTCATGCATATGCACCAAGAAATCTAAGATCTTCCGTTCAAGCAACTAAATTTAAAGACGGTCAAAAAATATATGTTCCTGATTTACAAACTTCAAATAATAAAGAGGTATCCAATTCGGATGATATTGGACACTCTCCAATTATTGGATGGGCATATGATGGAAATCCAATCTATGGTCCAAATGGATACTCATCAAAAACTGGTGGTGCTGTTAGATCTTTAAGATCTGGATATGAGTTAGACTTAAAAGATAACAGACCTAGCATATCAATTTATCCTCAAGGATTTTTTGTAGAGGATTATAGTTATACTGGCAATGGTGATTTAGATGAACATAATGGAAGATTTGGAATAACTCCAGAATATCCAAATGGTGTTTATGCATATTTCACCACAATCAATAGTGGAGATGTTGAATTAACTGGTCTTTTTGCAAATTATAAAAAACCAGTCTTTCCTTATGTTATTGGAAATGCTTATAAGTCAAAAGTAATTGATTTTAACTTTAAAAATGATTCGAGTCAGGATCATATTGATATAAATCAAACTAATTGGAAAAGAAATATTACTCCTTATAACATTTCTTCATATGAGTATATTTTAAATTCAAATAATATTAAACCACAAAATTCTATAGTTAAAAGTGTTTCTACTGGATCTATCGATTCTATAGGTATTGAAACAGGAGGACAAAATTATAAAATAGATGACAAACTAGTCTTTAATAACAAATCTGGATTTGGTGCAAAAGCAAAAGTTTCTGCAATTAAAGGGAAATCAGTAAATCAAATTAGCGTTGCCACTTCATCTTTTGATGATGTTAGATTTTATCCATACAATCAAGAGTTTATTGGATTTACTTCCATTCCTCACAATTATTTAAATAATGATTTAATCACTATTACTGGAAAATATGATTATAGGAAGTCAGGAAATATAAGAATTGATACAAATACTCTAGCATTAACTGCTGGAGTTGGATCTGCACAATATACTGGATTTGTTACTTACTTTAGTGTTGCTGGAAACTTAGGTTTTCCAAATATTAAAGAAAATGATGTTTATCTAATTGGAAATGAGGAAGTTAAGGTCTTAAATATTGATCCACAATCATCAAGAATTAGAGTTCTTCGTAATCAAAATGGAACTTCTGGAATAACTTCATATTCCGCAGGAATTGCACTCACAGAAAAAACCAGAAAATTTAAACTCAATTTTGGAATTTCAACATCATATAATTTTGATATCGATAGAGAATTTTATTTTGATCCAAAAGAATCTGTTGGACTAGGAACAACATCTGGTGTTGGAATAGTAAGCACACTTTATTTTTCAAGTCCTGGTGTTGGAGTTACTCAACTAACAATTCCAACACAATCAATCTATATTAAAAACCATAACTTAAATACTGGAGATTCTTTAATTTACTCCTCAAATGGTGGAACAAGAATATCCGTTTCTACTAATGGATCTTCCTCATTTGTACTTGCAGAAAAATCTATTGTTTATGCTGCAAAAATTTCTAATGATCTTATCGGGATTTCTACGATCAAAGTTGGACTAGGATCTACCGGTACTTTTGTTTCTGCAGGATCAACGATTCAAAGTGGTATTTTGTACTTTACATCCGTTGGAACTGGAAATACTCATACCTTTAAAACAAATTATACAAATACTTTATCCGCACAAATTAGTAAAAATGTAGTCACTGTTTCTACTGCAGAGACTCATGGATTATCTCTTCTTGATGTAGTAAATGTAGAAGTTAAGTCTGGAATTTCTACTACATTCACAGTCAAATATGATGATTATAATAGAAGACTAGTAATCAATCCAAGAACTTTTTCTTCCATTGATACTACAAATAGTATCATTGCAATCAATAATCATGGATTCTATACTGGACAAAAAGTTATATACACTGCAGCAACTCCTGCTTCTGGATTATTAGATAAGGAAATTTATTACATAGTTGTTATAGATCCTAATAAAATTAAACTATCAAATAGTTATTATCAAACAACACAGATAAATCCAGAAGTTGTTAGTATAACATCTTCTCAACCTGGAACAATTTCTCCAATTAATCCTCCACTTAATTTTATAAAAAATCAAAAAGTAATTTTTGATTTATCAGATTTTTCATTGAGATTTATCAACAATTCAGTTTCATATAGTGCATTTGATTTAAAATTCTATGAGGATGAAAAATTCATTGAAGAGTTTGATTCTACAAAATCTTCTCAAGCATTTGAGGTAATAAAAGTCGGAAAGATTGGAATTGATTCCACTGCAAGTATTTCAATAAATGTTAATGATAATGTTCCTACCAATCTGTACTATAAGTTAGTTCCTGTTAATATCAATGCAAATTCAGAAACAAAAAAAGAAATCCTCATTGATAGTGAGGTATTAGGATTTAATAAAATTACCTTAACTGATAGTGTTTATTCTGGAAGACATACGATTGTTGGAATCTCTTCAACTTCATTTAG